TCATTATATTAGATGTTCTTTACCTGATTTAACCTTAGTTATACAATTTAGTTGCTTAATCATTTGGAATTTATAATATAAAGTAGTACCTTTGCACTCGCAAACAGGAAATAACATCGCGGAGTGGAGCAGTTGGTAGCTCGTTGGGCTCATAACCCAAAGGTCGTCTGTTCGAGTCAGGCCTCCGCAACTAAATTATAGAGAAGTCTTTATGACTTCTCTTTTTTTTATGCTCTTACTTGTTATATTCACTAAAAATCGGGTGAGCCCTGAAAGATCGGTTGACTATATAAAACAATAAAAGCATCAATAATCATCAGATTATCAATGCTTTATTCTCAGTCGGGATGACTGGAAATTCTATTTGTATTTTAATAGCTTGTAAATCAATTATATACAATTTTGTCTATCTGTCTATTTGTCTATTCTTGTATATTATTGTCTATTGTGATTATTCGTAATCATAATCATCATCGTCACTATTGATTATGCATTCTGATAGTATGCTTAATTCATGACTTATCTCTTCTGTACATAATTGCATACATTTACATAATACACTGCCATGTGTTTCAGTTGCTGCTGTTCTCATAAAAGCACCTACCAGTTCTGGATGCGCTGCTGCATATCCCTTACCGAACATTTCATCGATTTCTGTTACTGCACATGACATGTAATATTTGGCAGCTGATGCACCATCTTCCATCAACTTTGCCCATGTGGCTGTTACTTTGTATTCTTCATCCATAATTATTAGTATTTTGAGATTATATATTCTATTTCGCCAAATCGAATCCGCTTGCATTTGCACATGTTACATCTTCTTCCTCGAGGGCATGTTTTTGAGCTTGTAGCAACTTTTGTTCTAATTCTGCATTTCGTTTTTCAAGTTCTTTTATTTGCTGATTTAATTCTTTTATGTCTAGGCGATATTCATTAATTAAATCAGCAAAAGAAATGTTGTCTTGGTTATTTTCTGATTGGTTTTGTAGCATTTCACCTTCTCCAGTTATTAACCATCTTGCATTAATATCTTTATAAGTATATAGAATTTTTTCAATATTATCGGCTGATAGACCACTGTCTCTTTTGCGGGCTTTATTAATTACTCCAATTTGTAAACCTGCTTCTTTGGTTATTCTATTGTCGTTTAAGCCTGCATAACGCATATATTCATCTAATCTTGAAATAAAACTACTCATATTTGAAATAATTCAATGTTTTCTTTTGTGATATTGAAAAAGTTCAATATATTTGCACTGTGATTATACTTTTATTGTTTCAAAGATAGTAAATATGTTGATTTACTACAATAGTGAAAATACACTACTCATATAATTATTATGGCAAAGAAAATAAGTTATTCGTTTAAGAAAGGCACAGAGAAGGTAGCCTACGAGAATTATGCAGCGGCAAATAAAGAGTTGATGGAATATCTGGACTGCTGCACAATCCAGTATTATTATCGTAAAAGAAATTCTATCATTAACCTGCCAGCACATGTAAAGGAAGGCATTGAAAAGATCCTGGGTAAATATGGTGTTGCGCCTGAAGATGTCTGGACCACAAAGGAAATTAACGATGGAGACAATCGAGAAACTGACTGATAGAGAAAGTCAGGTTGCTGAACGCATAGCATGGGGCGCTTCACAAAAAGAAGTAGCTTTCGATCTAGGGATTAGCCGTTCAACAGTTGATAATACTTTGCGCAAGATTTACCAGAAACTTCGTATTGGTAAAATCAATGAACTTTCGGCTTGGTGGTTCTGCACTCACTTCAATATTAGTTTTGAACTGAGTCCTCTTAAAAAAACTTTGGTTGCCTGTTCGTTACTTTGTCTGTTTGTATACTCCGATTTCCTGCAACACGACGAACAATATTGCAGATACCGTTCACGTTGCAGACGTGTAGAAGTACAGGAACGTAGAGTTAGAGATTAATCATATTTTGGGGAGTTGATAATGTTGATGTTTATGGCTGAATTAAAAGTTTATTTCTTGAAGAATAAGTTTCAGGATCTTGAAAAATGGATTAGCAGATCATTTTCTCCTGAAATTTTACGTATAAAAGATGTAACTGATTTAGTTGAGGAGAATGATTATGTTGAAATAACAGTCGAATATTCTTCTCCTTATTGGCTTGTTAAACTTGGTAGAACTATGGAGATGGTAAATTTACTATATTAATTAAGATACAATGATTACATCAGATACAATTTCAATGACAAAATCAGATATTCACAAGATTGGTGATCTGATTAAAATAACTGCCAGGAAATGCAGTGATAAGGTTCAACCTAAAATTAAAGTTGGACAGCTTTTCAAGATACTTGGTATAAGAAATCTTAAATCAGGCGCTACAGGTCTGTCAGTACAGCTATCCGGAACAAAACGGAAATATAAAATCAATTCCGATTCTTTCTCATGGGTGATTACTACTATTGGAGAAATCCAAAAGGAGACATTCAAGGTTATGATGGAGAATGATGAGAAACGTTTGAATATGGTGCTTACACCTGATGAAAAAGGCATGATGGCTGTTACTCCACTAATCATTTACCAGTTGGCATGGGAGTACGCAATGGATGTGGTCAGGATGTGTGCCGATAACAAGATAAGCTTACTAAGAGATACTACTAGAGAGATACGCAAACTGCGTGATGAATATTACTATTTCGTAAAGCATGATCTAGATTTCGCACACCAACAACGAGTGATTGATAAAACGATTGAGCTTCAGAAGACGTTTAATTGTGACCTTACTCTTATGTACTATACTATTTCCAATATCTGGTTAAAGTATCATCCTGATTGGCCATACACACGGATAAGGGTAACCGCAATAATGGTTCAGATTATAATTTCAATTTGCGATGTACATAATCATTACATGGATATCCTTCTAAAAGAGAAACTTGGTGGTTATCGCCAAAGCAAGCGTATTCCGATTATGGAGAAATTATCTAATCTTATGGATGTTATCCATGGTGAAAGTAACAAGATGAGATTTAAGGATTACAACCTGGATAATGCAATCCGCGTGGTTTCTAAGAAAATATTATCAATCAAATACACATTTAACGAAGTTCAATAAGGTGCTATGGTAAAGAAAAAAAATGTAATTCATATCAATCGACTTAAGTATATCAAAAAACGTAGGATGCAGAAATATCATGCAAGAAAATGGATGCGATTCTTTCGTGAATATGGTGTTGATCCGTTATGGATTAATTCATTGAAAAAGGTTTTAATCTTATTGAATAAAAGTTTTTGATTATGACAAATAATATAAATCCGAATGAATTAAGAGATAGAGCCTATGAGTGTGCAAAAGCTCATGGTTGGCATGATACAGAACTAAGTGACGAACATTTTCTCTGGTTGGTTATTACAGAACTGGCTGAAGCGACTAACGCTCATAGGTGTAATAAAAGAGCAAATACAGAAGACTACAACAGTCAAATGAATTATTATGATACGCAGAATCTTGAACCTTATGTTTATAATTATGCGTTCAAAAATCAATATAGTTTCTTCATTAAGGATTCATTCGAAGATGAACTGGCCGATGCTTGTATCCGATTATTTGACTTGGCAGGAGTGGTTAATGCAGATCTGAATGATATTGATTATGTGAATAGCAGTACTGTAGATTATTCTGAACTGACATTTACAGAATCTATGTTCAAGATTGTACAAGTCATAAATAATTATTATGAGCCAATAGACATAGGTTTTATCCTTAATGAAATCTTTGCGTTCTGTAATGACAGAAATATAGATATACTATGGTATATCGAACGAAAGATGAAGTATAATGAATTAAGACCTTATAAACACGATAAACTCTACTGATTATGACAAAGAAAAAAGACAAAATAAAAATATACCAGCTTAATGGTATCAAGAAACGCAGGATGCAGAAGTATCATGCACGTAAAATCCTAAGATTTTTCAAGGATTACGAAATGGATAAATTTTGGATAGCATCTTTAAGAATGTTCATTTCTGTCAAATATGTTTTTAGTGATCCATATTTGAGAAAGCATATAAAATCATATAGTATCAAATACTCAAAAATAGAAAAATAGTATGTTTACGATAAATGATTTCGAAAAAGCTAATCCTGGTTATTATTTTGATCAGTTCAAACTGAATGATGATAGAACAGTACGCAAGGTTATCGGTAAAGTTAAGGTTAATAAGAAAAATATAGTTTGTGGCAAACCTGTCTATGTAGAGTCAGACCGTAAAGTCAGGTGGGATGCCAATGGCCGTTGTTATTCTATTACCGGTAATAACCGTTTGAGAAACTATGATATAACATTCAAATAAGATACTCTCTGCACATTAATAAGGCAACGCAATGCCGGCAGCGTTTGTCCTTTATTATCAGTTAGTGATTAATCACTTTTGCAGAACAAAAAATACGTTATTATGATCAAAGCACAAGATATCTATAATGCCAGTCGTGACGGACTGGACATTATCCTTTATTATTATCCTCAAGCTGCAGGTTGTGTCGATAACAAGAAAAAATTCAAACGCAGACCTAACGAGGATGATGCTTCTGCATGTCTAAAGAAGTATGGTGACTGTTATAAGGTTACTGATTTTGGCGACCAGGGTACTGCCATGAGTCCCATTGATATCTGTATGTACGAGGAAAATCTTAATTTCCAGGAAGCAATAGCAGTGTTGGCTTCCAGGTACAATGTGACTGATGAACTTAAAAGGTCTGTCAATAAACCGGAGATCCGTAAAAGACCGGCAACTGCTGAAGAAAAGGAAGGTGATAAATTCTTTGAACTTGAAGAAACTTTTACCCAAGAACAGTTACGTATTCTTGGTCCCAGGGTAGAACAGCAGCATGTTGATGCCCTTCATTGGCATGTGGCCAAGTCAGTTTCTTATGTCCGGAACAGAGAAGTTACAACCAAATATACTACACCGACTTATCCTATATTTATGCGTGAATGTATTATCGAGGATAATTCGGATCCGGTGAAAGTTAAGAAGTTCTTTAAAATCTATGAACCTCTTAATCCGGATAAGCAATGGCGTTTTTCTTATACTCCTGAAGGAGTAAAACCAAAACAATATATTAATGGCTTATATGAATTGCAGAAAGCTTATGCAAAGTATAATGCTGATAAGGAAGCCGAATTTTATAATGTTCCTGGCAATGAAGAAAAACATTATAAAGAAGAAAAATTACCTGAAGCTTTTATCTGTTCCGGTGAACGTGATGCTTTATGTGTACGTGCTTTGGGGTATTATCCATTATGGTTCAATTCTGAGACTTATAAAGTAACTCCTGAAGAAATCAAATCCATATACAAGTATGTTGAAGTTTTATATAATATCCCGGATATAGATGCTACCGGTAGGGCTAAAGGAACTGAACTTGCATTGAGATTCCTTCAGATTCACACAGTATGGCTTCCGGAATGGTTATCGAATTATAAGGACAACAGGGGCAAACCCCGCAAGGATTTTCGTGACTTTGTAGAATTGCGACCAAAAACAGAAGATTTCCGCAATCTATTGAATCTTGCTAATCCGGCTCAGTTCTGGTGCGAGACTTTTAATGAACGTACTCGTAAGAAGTCACTCGATATAGATACCGACTGCCTTCATTATATGCTTGGCCTTTATGGTTTTAATACTCTTAAGGATGATAATTCTGATTCTACCAAATATATTCGTATTCAAGGTCATAAGGTTGAACAGATAAAGGCTAAGGATATTGCAAAGTTTCTTGGCCTATTTGTCCGTGAAAGATACCTGTCAAGGGATATTAGAAATCTTGTGCTGAATTCACAGAGATTATCTGAAGCATCATTGGGTAACCTTAAAGAAGTGGATTTGGATTTCTGTAATTTTACTCCTGACGGCCAATATTTGTTTTTCAAAGATCAGATGTGGTATGTCACTAAAAATGGTGTCGAGGTCGATAAGACAGGTATCCAAGGTGACCGCTATGTTTGGGATAGCAATGTAATAAAGCATAAAATAAGTGTTCTGCCTGAATTCTTTGATATAAAAATAAATAAAGATGCAGATGGTGTGATGCACTATGATATCGATATAAAGGAACACAACAGCAATATTCTTAGATATCTTATCAATACGAGCAGGGTACATTGGCGTAAAGAACTGGAGTATGTTTGGGAAGATGCCGGATTTGATGAAGCTGAAGCATACAGGCAGACTCATAAGTTTGATATTGCCGGGCCAAAACTATCTGCAGATGAAATAGCAGAACAGAAACAAAACCTGATAGCAAAGATTTTTGCCATAGGTTATAACTTTCATAGGTACAAGTCTCCATCGCGTGCCTGGGCATTATATGCCATGGACAACAAAATAGGTGAGGATGGTGAATGTAACGGCCGTTCCGGTAAATCTTTTCTTTTTACGGCAATGTCTGGTTTTATGAATACCGTAAAGTTATCCGGACGAAACCCTAAGCTCATGGAGAATCCTCATCTTTTTGACCAGGTTAATCTTCATACAGATTTTGTGTATGTGGATGACTGCGACAAATATCTCAATGTGTCGCTATTCTATGATATGATAACTGGGGGTATGACTGTCAATCCTAAGAATAACAAGTCATTCTATATACCGTTTGAACAGGCTCCAAAGTTCGGTTTTTCAACCAACTATGTACCTACAGATTTTCATCCGTCAACCAATGCCAGACTTCTTTTCATGGTATTTTCTGACTATTACCATGAATCTACAGAAGAGAATGATTATCTAGAATCCAGATCCATACGTGATGATTTCGGCAAGAATCTTCTTACTGACTACACTGAGGATGAATGGAACAATGATATCAATTTCTTTGTACAGTGTCTGGTCTTTTACCTTAAAATGACTGCACAGGGTATCAAGATACAGCCACCTATGCAGAACATAATCAAACGTAAGTTGAAGACTGACATGGGTGCCAACTTCGAGGACTGGGCTTATCAGTACTTTTCTGAAGACGGTGAAAATCTTGATAAAAACATCAGCCGTGAGGAAGCACTTGAGAACTTCCGTAAGTTTGCTAACCTTCCACGTATCACCATGCAGCGCTTCACTAAAGCTCTTAAGGCTTTTGCTGAGTTATGTCCTTACATATACTGTCTTAATCCGCCTGAGATTCTTAATTCTGCTGGCCGCAATATGCAGAAGGTGGAAAACAAGACTATTGAAATGATTCATTTACGTACAGTTACGAAGCAGAAGATGATAGATGATGGTGCTGCATTGCAGAAGGCTGTAGAGAGGAAGGAAACTGAAGTACCATTTGCACCAGTAGAAGAGAAAGATGGAGCACCTTTCTAATATTCAATTCAAACTGAAGAACAGAAGCGAGATTAAAGAACTGCTTGCTGTTCCTGGATTTTACGAGTATGCCATGCCTGTATATAATTATCTTGAAACAATGAAGCCGGGTAAAGTTATTAAGCTCATAGCATCTGAAGACCGTATTGAATGGCTGATTAAGACAGTTTGCCTTTTCATCGCATCTGGTGAACACTGGCGAGAATATGAGCTTAATGCAGACTACACTAAGATAAGGCGTATGGTTATACCGGAGAAGTGGAAACATAGATATAAAAGATTTGACATAAAGAAACCATAATAGGTTACATTTGTAGCGGAGATTGGATTACAAGTTCAATCTCCGTTTCTTTTTGTCAAAAGGCGTGCCGAGGACATTCAGGCATTTTCCCCGTCCCCCTTGCTATTTTGTACTAAATTTTTGTAACTATGTAACCTTTGTTTGGTTGAAGAGTAAAACGCTTTAAATCAGAATATTATAAAAGGGTGTTTTCGGTTACAAAATGGTTACAAAATTTTTTCGGTTTGTAACCGAGTTAGAAAAAGGTATTTTTTGTATACCTTGTTACAAATCTGTTTTGTGGTTACAAAGTTTATTCAAAAGTTTGTATACCGTGACTTATGTTGATTATCAGATATTTAAGTCCGTAAATATACAGGTTACAAAAAATACAAAAATTTCTGAGTAAAATCAGAAATACCGTGCATGTAAGTAAGAACACATACATTTGAAGACTTATTGAAAATATCATTTTGATATTTTGATAGTTTATTTGTTTTTCTGAGTAAAAATTATTATATTTGTCTGATAATTAGATAGTTGCATCCATGAAGAAAAAGTCAAGGTTTGTAGTCTGGTTACCGTGTAAACCCTATGTGAAACAGTTTTTGCTGCATGAGTTTAATGATCCTGATAATGAATGGTCTGAGATTGTTAATCTTTCGAGTGACCGTGAACTTAAATCAGATTTTATAAGTATGCTTGATAAGAATGGACGGTATGATAACAGATACAGCAAGCTATATCGTTATTCGGCTATGGTACCTGTAGAAATCGGCAAAGATGATTTCTATAGGCACGGGTGGACTATTGCAAACACTGAAGCTGTTCGTTTTGGTGTCAAGATAGAACGAAGAATCAAACATATCTTGTTTTTGTATCTTGATACCAGTGTCGGTATGGGTGTTCCGTTGAGTGAAGCAATACGCAGGTTCCAGAATCAGTACGGATATACTGAAGATTCCTGGTCATACGATACAATACGGAGAGAATATAATCGTCATGCAAAACATGAGCGTATGCATGTTGGTTCTACTATATTTGATTTAATTCATGCAAAAATAATTGGGGAACTTGTCCCACACATGAGACAATTTCACATTAAGGAGGATTTATAATGGAATTTGACTTTTCTTATGATAATATTGGTGGTTTGATGGCACTGTATGCTATCCCTGTTGAATCTTTTGTCAGGTTGCGTAGAGATTATGTGGCAGATACTTATAATCTGGAGCTTCGGGCTAAAGATAATATCATCA